CCTGCGGGCATGGCGGCGCAAGTCGAAGAAGGCCGGGCGGCTGGCAGACTTCGAGAGCTACGTCATCCCCGACGCGACGATGGCGGCCATTCGTGCGGCTGGCGACGAATGGTTGGCTGCGCTGGATGCGGCGATAGCGGGCGACGACCAGAATGCCACCAAAGCCCCCAGAACGGCCCCAGACGGGCGCAACGACGCAGAGGCATATAACCACATAGGGCAGGCGCAAAAAGCGCAAGCAGAACCCGATCGCGCAGCAGAGGATGCCTTGCGGCGCAAGTTGCAAGCCACGCTCCAGGCGCAACGTGGGCGGGTAGCACAGGCCATCATGGACAGGGAAGATATAGCCTGGGACACGATCATGGCAGAGCTGCGCGGCGCAATCACCCCCGCTATTGCCTCGTCCGCAACCGGGCAGGCTATGGCATTCGCCAACGGGCTGAACATTCCTCTGGATATTGCCAGGGTGAACGTCGCGGCTTGGGCCTGGGCCAACCAATACAGCTTCGAGCTTGTCAAGAACATCACCGATACCAGCCGGCAGCTTGTGGCGCAGGTGGTGGCACAGTTCATCGAGACCCCCGGCATGACTATTGGCGACATTGCCAGCGCGCTGGAAGTTCCGTTTGGCGCTGTCCGTGCTCAAGCAATAGCCGTTACGGAGACCACGCGGGCATACACGCAAGCGAACAAGATCACGCAGGACATGCTGCGGGAGATGGGTGTCAACACCGTTCGTGTGTGGCAGACCAGCAAAGACGACAAGACGTGCGAGGATATCTGTGTACCGCTGGACGGCCTAGAGGAGAGCGAATGGGGCGATTATCCAGACGGTCCTCCGGCGCACGTCAATTGTCGGTGCTGGACGACAAGCAAGGTGGTGCGTGATGCCCGCTGAGTTCTCCGTGTCCGTCGAGGGTGTTGACGACCTGCTCAAGCAGCTTAACATCCCGCTCGCCCCGGTGCTGCGCGACATCACTTTTGCGGTCGGTGAGCTTGTGCGCAGCGAGATAGCCGTCTACCCTGGATCGTCACACCAGCCCGTCATCTGGGCAAGCGAGCGCCAGCGCAGGTATTACCACGCCATGCGGCGCGAGGCTGGACTTTCGCCGGGCTACGCTCGCAACAGCGACCCCATGAGCCAACGGCTAGGCGCAAGTTGGACGATACAGCACCACGGCAGCACGGATGCCTTGGTAGACAACAAGGCCAGCTATGGCCCCTGGGTGCAGAACGAAATCTACCAGTCCGCACAGCACAAGGCGACGGGCTGGATCACGGATGAAAAGGCGGTGAAGAACGTGGAGCGCAGCGGCGATATTGAGACCGTGGCAGAGAAGATCATCGCCAAGCAGACCGCATTCAAGGATTGACGACCTATGGACGAACAGACCAACATCACCCCACCGCCTGAGTGGGACAGCGAGACGAAAGCCGGCCGCAGGTTGGCAGGCGCGAAGCTGGACGCAGCCAGGCAAGCCGTCGCCACGCTTGACGGCGTTGTGCGCTGGGCAGCTTACGAGGACGAAGCCGACAAGAGCCTGGTCGTCACCACCGGGCCTGCGCTCAAGGCGCTTGGCGACGGGCGTATAGGTGGGCACCTTGTCATCTTCGGCGGCGAAGACCTGACCGGCGATTTCTTCGACGCTGATACTGACTACGACCTGGAGGACGGCCAGGGCAAGGCGACCGTTCTGTACCATCACGGCATGGATGCCACGCTCAAGCGGCGCAAACTGGGCCGCGCTGACCTACGCGTTGACGACGTTGGCGTGTGGATGGAGGCGCAGCTTGCCTTGCGCGACGACTACGAGCGGGCATTGTACGGCATGATCGAGGCTGGCAAGATGGGGCTGTCCAGCGGAACCGCCCCCCACCTTGTCGAACGCGAACAGCAGGCCAACGGTGCAAACAAAATCACCCGCTGGCCCCTGGGGCTGGATGCCAGCATCACGCCCATCCCAGCCGAGCCACGCACCAGTGTGGTGGCGCTCAAGACCTACCTGGAAATGGCAGAGCCACACGTCAAGGCGCTGTTGCCACAGGATGCCGCAACCAAGGCGGCATCGGCAGACGCGACAACTGGCGCGCCAGAACCGGACACAACCCCTACTGAAAGCTACGAGGTAAAACCTACCATGACCCCTGAGGAAATCCAGGCGGTGATCGATCAAACGATCAAAGCCTACGACGCAAAGCTGGCGGCTGAGCCGCCTGTCAATCCCGCTGGCGTGTCTGTGACCAAGCCAGCGGAGGTCAAGAGCAAGCCGGAAGGCTTTGCCACCCTGGGCGAGCAGCTTATCGCCATCAAGAACGCGAGTTTGGGCTACGGCTACGACCGGCGCCTGAATGAGACCAAGGCCATCCTGGGCGGCAACGAAAGCGTGCCCTCCGAGGGCGGTTTCCTGGTTTCGACTGCAGAAGACAGCGGTTTGGATAAGAAGGTTTGGGAGACCGGCGTCTTCGCCAACCGCGCCGAACTGCGCACCCTCCCCGCTGGCAGCAACTCGGCCAACTTCTACGGCATCAGCGAAAACAGCCGGGCCAACGGTTCGCGCTATGGCGGCGTGACCGGCTATCGCATGGCGGAGGGCGCGACCATCACGCAGTCCACCGTGCAAACCTTCTACCAGTACACCCTGAAGCCGAAAAAGTACGGCGCGGTGGCGTACCTGACCGACGAGGTCCTGAACGATGCCCGGCTGTTGGAGCAGGAGTTGTCCAGCGCCATCGTCAGTGAACTGGCCTTCATGGTTGACGACGACATGCTCAACGGCCTGGGTGTGGCCGGCGCGCACGGCGTCCTGAACCATGCCAGCCTGGTGACTGTGACGAAGGAAAACGGCCAGGCGGCTGACACCATCGTCTACAACAACCTGCTCAAGATGTGGGTGCGGCGCTACCCTCGCGGCAGTTATACCTGGTTCATCAATCAGCAGTGCGAGCCGCAGTTGGACCTGCTGTACATGGCTGCTGGCACGGCTGGCATCCCGGCCAACTTCGTGACCCTGGACGCGCAGGGCGTCACTCGCATCAAGGGCGCGCCGGTCGTGGTCACCGAGTTCAACAGCGGCCTGGGCGACGTGGGCGACATCCTGCTGGCCGACTGGTCTCAGTACAAGCTGGCGACCATCGGCGGCGTCAGTGCGGCTTCGTCCATGCACGTCCAGTTCCTGACTGACCAGATGTGCTACCGGTTCACCCGCCGCGTGGACGGCCTCCCGACCTGGCAAAGCGTGCTGACCCCCTACAAGGGTACGGCTAACACCATGTCGCCGTTCATCACCCTGGAAGCCCGCTAAAGCCCGCTGATAGCGGCAAGGAGTTCTAACCATGTTTCAAATTCCCGAAGGCGCGTTCTTGATTGACGGCTACGCTCCCAACGTGGGCGCGGCGGCTGCTGTGACCGGCGATTACATCAGCCTCAAGAACGCTCAAATGGCCTGGGTGATCTTTCAGTATCGCCAGGCAGACGGCAACGCCATCACTTTCAGCGTGTTGCGTTCTACCGTCGTTGCATCGGGCGGCGTGGCCCTGGCCGACGCTGTACCGATTTGGTCTAACCTGGATACGGCAACCTCTGACACGTTGGTGCGACGCACGGACGCTGTGAGCTACGCGGCCGGAACCGGCGCGACCAACAAGCTGATCGTGTTCCAGATCGACCCGGCGACCCTGGGCAGCACCTACGACACGATCTGCGGCTATGCAACGGCAGTTGCGGCTGCGCAGTATGTGTCTATGCTCTATGTGGTCTTGCCCAAGTTTGCCAGCCGGACGGCTGACCAACTGAGCTACATCACCGACTGACCGTAAGCCCGGCTGCTCGTGGGCCGGGCGTCAATCCTCACAGCGGTTAAAATCCGCGAAGGACATAACCTATCATGGCAACTCGGACCCCTCTTTTCAATCGCGTCCAGCCGGGCGGCGTGTTCACCATCAGCGATGTGGTCAACCATCCCGGCGATATCTGGTGGGTAGACAGCGGCAGCGGCACCGACGCAGCGGGCTACGGGCAAAACCCCGATGCCCCGTGTGCGACCGTGGATTATGCCGTGGGACTGGCGACGGCCAGCCAGGGCGATGTGATCTATGTCATGCCGGGCCACGCGGAGTCGTACACGGCAACCAACGGTTTC